AAGTAAAATTAGTCAAAATTGAAGCAATAGAACATGGAACAAGAGGGTGATGACAAAGACAAAGGCTTTGATGAGGCTTATGAGAACCTGATCAATATCAAAGAAGAGGAAAGGAAAAAGAAAAAACGTGAACGGAAGAAGAGGGCAAAAGTGAAGAAATCAATGTACAAGAGAGCCAAGATAGGCGGCAACCCCATAGATGACAACTCATACAACTCTGGGTCAGATTCAGATGACAGTTTTAACAAACTTCCAAGGAGGACACCCCAAAAGGGTAGAGATCCTATGTTTGGAAGAGGTATGGGAACAGCATACTTAGATCAGCTGATGATGAGTACATATGCTTCACAACCAATTAGACAAGGATTAATTGTACCTGAAATTGTTGAAATTGACATACAGATCACTAATCCTATGGCTAACATAAATGTAAAGAAAACAGCAGAAGCTGACCAAGATCAAGATGATCGGAAAAAGAGAAAACAAGATATAGAAGAAAAGAATAGGTCACAAAAAGAAGAAATGAGAAATGACGATAACAACTCTGAGTATTTTGATAATGATAATAATAATAATAATAGAAGAAGTACAAACCAAAGCAAGAGGTGGGCAGATTACAGTAGTGATGAAGAAGAAAAGAACAGTAGAGAAAACGTACAAGTCAAACTAAGTCCCAACATTGTAATAGTGGACATAGAGACTCAATCTGCAAAATTTGGAGAGTCTGCGTCACAAATTTCTCAAAACATAGAAGAAAATTTTGTGCAATTAAGGTTGAACTACAATCAACTCAAAAATATCAGGCATAACTTAGTGGCATCATGTTTTCTAGGAACAATTGACTCGACTGACATGGAAATAAGCATGATAGAAGAACTAAACACAGAAGACGATTATATGACACCTGATTATATTAAAGATTACGGAGATTTCTGGGGAGTTGTTGAATTCACAACGAATTACATAGATGGAAAGTTAGAAGATGAGTTCAGGAGGAAAGAAGACAAATATAGTAGAGTTTTAACACTTAGAACAGACTTAAAACCCATTTTATTTTGTATCATTTGTGTAGGAAGGAAAAGGATATTATCAAATTTGAACTTTTCACAAAAATACTCTTTGATCCTTGATATTGGTGCACATTGGACACTAGGAGAACAAATAACTTATGCAGCAATGAAACAAGGTATTAGATTTGATGAGGATGATAGAGATGCAGAAGAGAAAGAAATGTTATGGCAATCAATTAGGAAGGCTGCAACTTGTGAAGATTGTTACAACAAAGGAGAAGAATCATGCTATCATTGTTTGTCTTCTGAAGGTAAATATATTATATCACCTGAGATAATACAACATTGGAATGAAAATCAACCAACAGATGAAGATGAAAAGTTTATAGCAGCACAAATTTGGAATAAAGCCACAGCTGAACTTAAGAAGGATGCCTCTTTAGATAGTTTGAAGGCAGACTTAGACAAGTTTTACAAAAGACAAAAAGATTACTTTGGAAAGGCAGGAGTAAATCCTAAAACCAATCCTAAACCTATTTGCTATTTACCATTATTTATACCAAGGAAAGAAATCACAAGTATTCCTGACGAAGAATACTATAGAGTCATTCCTGCAAATTTTCCTAATGTTGACAAGTGGCCTTTTAGATTATGGTATAAAGCTTTTTACCAATCAAAAACATACAATGAAACATATCACTATCTCACAGAAGAAGAACTATTAGCTAGGAGTGAAATTGTGAAAGATGTGGAACAAATCACTCCTAATTTCATTGAGCCAGGAGAAGCTGACCCTTTAAGGAATAAGAGAGGAAGAGTAGGTTTACATCTAAGTGATTTAGATAGATATCAAATGCTAAAACGTGGTGTACAAGGAAAACGGATGAAAGATACAGATATTGCTAGAGAAAATGCATATGAGCAAAAAAGTCCGTTTGATATGTCTGTAAAGACTGAAGACATTGATAAGTTCATAAATGAATCAATATTTGACTTGATGCAACATAACACAGCAACTTGGGATGTAGTAATGAACGTAGCAAGACCTTTACATGATATGGCTAGAATGAATGCAGATGGAGGTAATAGGAAAGCTAGATCTTTTATCACTAACTTTTACAATACAAAGTTAGGAAGTGCACTAGGACTTATGGATCTAATTTTACAAGAAGTAAACGCTTCACTCAACCAGTTCTGTACAACAGACGAATTTGTACTCAAGAAATTAAAACAGTATCCTGTTTGGTTATTATTAAAGCCAACTAGTGCTTCAAGAAAGATATCAGTTTCAATATGTACAGAGAGAAAATTCTGCGAAAATTATTTTGGACCAATAGGACAAGTTTATGAAGAACAAGATTGGTATGTAACAGATTTTTTTACCCTTGAGAGGCACAGGCTAGCCCATTATCTCAACACACCTCAACTAATGGCACTGTCATTATCAATGTGGTGTGAGATGTATTCTGTTCATCCTGACATGTTTTGGTTAAACATTAATATACATAAAGAAGTCTTAAAACATTTTGCTGCAACTTTCTTAATACACATGGAATCAAAACCACAGACAAGTGCAATGTTACAGAATATTAGATATGCTTACATGGAAGTAATCAAAGGAAACAATTTGCCACTAAATCCTTACAAAATACTAGATAAATTCCCTGAAAATCCAAGATCCAGGCTGTGTGTTTGGGCAATGACTAACTTTATTAGGTCTTTCATAATAATGGCAAAAACTCCTCCAACTGCTTTAAATCCAAACACAGATGAGTTTGCAGAAAAACTAAAACAAAACTCTGAAATTAGCAAAGATGAGATGGATGAAATTCTACTAAATCCAATGTTTAACGTGTCTTGTGATAATTGGAAAGGATTAATCTCCTGGATAACATTAAAAGAAGTGCCATCTTATAAGGTTGCTCTTGTCTTATCTTATATGGGTTGCCTTCATAATAAAGATGAAGGAGATGAAATGCAAGGATTTCTTCAAATTTATGAAAAGATAGCAACAGAAGAAATGGAATTAAGGAACACAAGAGCTAAACATGTAGGATGGGAAGAAGAAGCAAGTGGCAATTATAGGGATCATGAATTCTCTTTTAAGTTTGTCACTATCATAGGAAGAGACATTAGGAAAAATCTAGAGCGGAAATTTGGTGGAAATTTTGAAGGCTATTTAAGAAGAAGATTTGAACAAGAACACATAATGAGAACTGCTTTTTACTTTGCAACTTACAAAGCATCAGCAGTAATGCAAGAAAAGGATACTTATGATGATTCACTAAAGAGGAATGATAGAAGGAAAGTACTAGAAATGGTAGTCAAATACTTAAGAGATGTACCCAATGAGCAGAAAATTGGAAACAGACCTTTTGCATGGATACATAGAGTGATAGACCTAGTTGAAAATAAAGGAGGAGTGAGAGTAAACTTATTTAAGAAACAACAGTTGACAGGGCCAAGAGAAATCTTTGTGCTGGAATTCTTAGATAGAATTATGATCAACTTTATAGAAACATTAGCAAGGTGTATTTGTGAACAACTAGATATTGATATGACAACAAAAGGAGATCAGAAAATGGCTAAAAGTGACTCACACTTTAGGAAGGTCTATGCAAGAAAGAAGGAGAATCCTAACTTAAAAGTCGTAACAAGCATTGATTCCAATGACTGTACAACTTGGGCACAAAGATTTATGATGAGAGTTTTTGCTTGCTTTTACAAACCAATTTTGCCAGACAATCTATTTGTTATATTATGTAGAACTTTAAATCAAATAACAAACAAAAAGTTGGAACTACCATTTGCATTATTGAAAAAATTCAAAGAAAAACATGAAGCAAAATTTGACAGTACCAGACCAGGAACAAAAGAGATAAAAGACCAATTTCTGGGAAGATCAAGATTTAATGACTTAATAGAAAAAGAATTCGGAATCTACATGACTAATGAAAGTAACATGTGTCAAGGAATCTTACATGTAATCTCAGGAGGTCTACATACAGGAGTTGCATTGTGGTGTAATTCCAAGGTTAAGCAAAAATTGAGAACATGGAGAGAAGCAGGTGTGTTTGAAGTTCCTGAAATAGACATCATACAGACTAGTAAGACAACATCAGACGACATTGCAAACCTGAGATCACTGGTTTACTCAGGGAAATGGAATCCTAAAATGCATGTGTTTTTGTTAATAACAAGTTATTTTATAAAGAACACATATCCTTATACAACAATTAAGCTTAGTGAAGTTAAAAGCACTATGGCATGCATGAACATGATTGAAGAATTCAACTCTGTTTGGTTTATTTCAAACACAATTGTGATGCCTATAATCAAATTTGTCTACGCTGCAACTAGAACTGTTGTAACCTCTAGGTTAGATGATAGACAATTAGTGTTTGCAAATTTCCGAAAACAAATTGTCGAAAATGGGGGATCTCATTTCTTGGCAGATGTGGCACAAGAGGTGCAATTTGATATACATTACAAAAACTTAGGAGCAACACTTCACAGACTTTTCCATAGATATGTGACTGAATTGATGCAAAAGCCTCACCCTGCTCTTGGTTTTTTCTTGTTTGAGCCTGGCAAGGTTTGTGGACTCTTTGGATACGATTTATCTCATTATCTTTTTGTGAAAAATAATAGCCTTGGAGCAAAAATGGAATCCTGGCTAATAAGAAGAGAAGGGGCAGAAGTAAATGAACTAGGAAAACCTACAGTGACATTCACATTATTAATAGGAGGAGCAAAATCTTATCTTGGTTTCAAAAAGCGATTAAGGATACCATCAGATTGGAAAGATATCTTAAAAGGTGATGGGATGCTTCTTTATAGAAGACCAGCTAGTAATGAAGAATCATTATTCTTCATTTACAAGAAAGCTCTCACACCTTCGTCAGCAGATGCATTTTCTTTCCAGGCAGGGTCAAAATTAAATGCAGCTGCTGTATACATTTTACATACACCTTCGATAACTGTCAGAACAAAAGGCAAGGATGAGACTATCTTACAAAAATTCTCGCTCTTAGGTTATTTGAGAAGACTAGAGTTTGATGGAGTGACGATCACTCAGAACATGATAGAAGTAATGCATCCTAACCATGAAATGTATGATTATGTAGAAAGTCTTGTTTTACAAGACAATCCTTACACAATGATACCGATTGCGTTTGAAAAACCTTCAAAACTCCATGTAATGAAATTCACAAGACATCAAAAAATGTGTTCTTTAAGTTTGAAAGAAGTCTGCTTATTCAGGTGGTGGGGGAAGAAATTGAGAGGAACTAAAGTTGAACATAATAACTGTTGGGCAGTTTATCAGCAATTGTATCCTTGGTTGGATGTTAAAATAGAGAAGACTGTTGAACAATCACCGTTCAAAGACGAATTAGGTCTTTCAGACTTTGTAAAATCCCATGATCCTAGTTTAAGAAGTCTAAAAGTTTTAGCACCTGTAAGGAAAGGAATGACTTTTGAAACAACCATAAAGCATCTAATGAGAGATAATTACATAAGAGGTTTTCGATCACAATATATGGATAGTAGCAGAGCTAGTAGAGGCAATAATAAAAGTGAATCAGATACAGACAGTGATTCTTCAGATAATGATGAAGATAAAGGAGATCTAGATTATAACAGTGGTGTTTCAAAGAAAAGAGAGAAAGAGAAAAGGATAGGAAAGAAAACACAAAAGATACATCCAAGAGCAATTGCAACTGCAAAATCTGTTGCTCTCTCATCAAGATTGATGGTAATATCTAGATGCCAAATTTTAAGTTTAGATGAAAGGTCAACTTTTGGCAGAGAAATTATTGTCAAAAGTGAACCTATACTAAGAGACAAGTTAAGTGAAGCAATAACAACTGTTACAACACTACCAGATAGAGAATCTAAGTTAGCTTGCATCCAATGGTATTTAAGAGCAGATGCATCTCCAGAAGGAAGAATAAAGAAGAAAGCTCAATTTCAAGTGTTACTAGAGAATGCAAAGAGAGGTGTTTTTGGATTCTTCACAAAAACTCAAACTTTCAATCTATATGAGAAGAAGTTCATGGGTACAGGAAGTTTTAGTGCAAATGTTGATAACACACCAGTCATAATAAATATGGTAGATGACATGCTGGTTGAGGTATTAACTACTCATCCTGAACAACTCAGAGTGCTTAAAGAAGAGATGAGGAATTTATTTGTTGAACTAGGACTAAAGAAAGCCAAACCTGAAACTAAAATAGGGCAGAAAGAATTATGGCACATGCATGTAAATGGATCACTAACAGGTACGTACATAGAGGGATACACTGTGCCTGTTAGAGTGATTGAAAATCTTGGTAACATTGCTTTAGAAACATCAAAAATAGGGTTTGAAGTCAGCGAACTGGGGAAAGTAAGACTTTACTACAAGGTTAGTGAATTCACCAAAGTTACATTATTGGCATTTAGTCCAGTTGTCTGGCAATTTCGATCAGATACTGATTTTAATGTAATTCTAGGATCATCAAAAGAACATATTGATTCGTGGGTATTTTTTAGAGAAGCTGATGCTAACCACATGATCAATGTTATAAATACTCTAAGGAAAAACCTAGGTGAGAACCAAGAATTTGGGACTATGCCTGAACTAAAGCCAGAAAAACCTGTAGATAAAAGAAATGTTGCAATACGTGAGTGGTTAAAAACAACATTCATGAATAGAATGCAGTATAGATGGAAACCACCTTTATCAATAATCTCAAGTTCAGAATACGTTAGTGATGAAGAATTAGAGGAAGGAGAAAAGGAGTATGAAGAAGAGGACATGCTACTTGAGGAGAGAGAGGAAAAGGAGAGAGATTTAGTTGAGGAAATGAATGAAATAGCAATAATAGGCAGTGAACTATTTGAAGAGTATGAGCTTCCAGATGATGATGAATATGATGAAGATAAGGAAACTGAATTTACCAGAAGCAGAGTATGGGACGAAGAGGCAGCATCTCTGAGTTTATTTAAGAGTACTACTTCAGAAATTGGTAATATAACTGAGGGAGTAGATGTAACCATGTTTAACAAAGAGCCAGAAGCTAAGATATATACTAAAATTCCTATAGATTCCATACATCCATATTGGGATAAATTTATCTATTTGCTTCAGGAGAGGGAGAAATTATACATTGACATAGTTTATTCAAAATTTAGGGTAATAACAACCACTATTATCGGGAAGCTTATTCAGTGGTTATTAAAGACAGATCTCAATCCTGTGAGAGTAGAATCAGCTTCAGAAGAGCCAAGTGTGATTGATTTATAGCGATGTTGTTAATCAGTTGAAAAAAAGTCAAATGCATAAATATATACTTCCC